TTAGGTAAAAATAAAGCTTGAGTTATATATTGTTTTTTTTAGATCTGTTAAATGAGACTCTGCTTTCTCTTTTCCACACGTTCTTAAGACTAAATCTTTATACTTGTCAAAATCAATTAAAGGTGCAAATAAAACTCGACAAGAATTTATACGTTTATTATCCATTGACATATCACATGTATTGGATAATAGTATGCCAGGTACCTTCCCGATTTTAGTATCTGGGAAATTTATATATGGAATATCACTGATTCCATCACCTTGTAGTAAGTAATTAGCATTTCCCATAGCTGATGTATAAATGGTATCTTTTGTTCCATCTGTTGGAAAAGATGCTAATTCTTTTTTTAACGCAGTTTTATCTTCTGACGATAGATACTGTGGTAAATATAGCTCTATTTTATCTAATTCATTCATTAAATCAAATCCCAAAAATTATCGTCAATGAGCTTTGAGTATTCAGGTTCCAAACTTTTGCATTCATTTAGAATTGAAGATACAAAATTGTTTAGAAGTTCTTTTTCAGGTTTTTCTTGATTTTCTTTTAAAGCTGTAAATGTAGTCATTTCATTATAAGAACTGTTCAGCCCTAATGAGTCCATTTGATCTTCAAAAGAGAAATCTCCAACATTATATTCTATTGGATCAGCATAATCATTAAGTTGTGCTCCTGCTGTAACAAAAGCACCACTCATAAAGATATAAGCTATTGAATGGATATTAATTATATTTGCATTCATAATAATCAAATTAGGCTGTTTACAAAATCTTTCTTAAGTAAATCAAAAAATAGGTCTTTTGCATCCTGATGGCTTTCTTCAATACTTTGTATTAAACTATCTAATGATGCCGTTTTAGAGACAACTATGATATCTAGTAATGAACCATCATCATCAAATCCTAGTGCTATATTTTTTACATGAACTTTGTTGGTTATTTGCAATACTTTTACTCTTCCTTTTTCGCTTGGGATTTCAACTTTGAAAATTGTTGAAGGAAAAATGAATTTTTTATCTCTTAAATTAATATTTAATTCAATGTTGTCGAATATATTCGATTTAAAAAAATTTAGGTATCTAAGATTGATATTCCCTACATCCTTAATAAGTCCAGGTTGGCGTATGTTCTCTATCGCTTTTTTTATAAAAGACATACAATTACTCCACGATTTATAAGGAGGTAAGATGCTAATAGAAAGAATATGTGGCCCTACTGAAATCAATCCGTTTCTACATTCAATTCTATGAGTTGGTTTGTTTCTTAGATTGGCTTCATTCTCCCTAACAGCTTCAGGAAGATTTAATACGGGAAGACCTTGAATATTCGTAACGCCAAAAAATGAGTCTCTTTGAAATATTGTATATAAAACACCTACTACAGCTTCTGTTGGGATATTATAGGAGCAGATGATATCCAATGTCATTTCTATTATTGGACTTTTAGAGAGACTGATATTATCATAACGACCTTCCATAAATCTATATTTTTGATTTTGACTGCAAATTAACGATGTTTTTCTTGATATGCAATAGAAATCTTATTATTAATTTATAAAAAGGCATTCTTTATTGGTTTTTTATATAGTTTCTTTTTAAAGAATTCGCCGATTTTAGGCGTAGAAAAATCGAAATACCTTATTCACCGCCGCCCGATTTTGGTTGTATGCAAGCAAAATCGGGCGGCGGGCGGCCGTGACGCTACCCACCTCCCTAAACGCTGCTACGGCCATTTTCAGCCCCTACAGCCGACCTTCGTCCCCGTAGCTGTAATGACTACCATCCGCCACGATTACATGGTCAAGCAGTCTTATATTCATAATTCTGCCAGCTTCCAGCAGGGAATGAGTTAGGCGGTCATCGTCTTGGCTTGGTCGCGTATTTCCGGAGGGGTGATTGTGACAGAGTATCATGGATGTGGCATTGCAGGTGAGGGCTTCCCGTAAAATTACTCTTACATCTACCTGAGTAGACGCCAGCCCTCCGACTGAAATACGTTGTTTTCGAATGATTCTTCCTCCTTGATTCAAGTAGATTGCCCAACATTCTTCTACCTTCAAGTCAGCCATGTAGGGGTGCATTACTTCATACACGTCTGTACTGGAGTGTATTGTCTTTCTGTTATTCTTCCGTTCCTTAATTCGTTTATAAAGTTCTATCACTGCCAACGCCATTTCTCGGCGTGCTGGTGTCAGCAGGTTACAAACATCTTCTATCGACACATCGTCACTGTTTGACAACATGGCATTTACCTGCTTGCTGGTTTCTTTGCTGTTAGTCATTTGATACACTACTTCTGCGTCACTCAAGTGGCGGCACTCGCCACAAATTTCGAATAAATTTTTCATAAGGTTGATTATTAAATTGTTAGACAAATAAAGTTTTAGCTAAAAACATACCACCGATTACACAAGCTCCCAGCTTTTCAAGATGGCAGGCAAAACGAGCATACGAAAAACCGCGTGTGATTACATCGTCAAATACAAGTACCTTTTTCCCTTTGAAATACTCTTTGTCAAGGTTGATTACTTCCACATTATTGACGTGCTTTCCTGATTTGCTTTCGTGGATTGCCAGCCGTTCGCCCTCTACCGTGATATGGTCGTATCCGTTCTGGACTCCAGAAAGCCGTGCCACTTCTGCGGAAAACTCTTTGTATCTGATTTCATTTTTCTGCTGGCTGCTGGCTGGGATACAAACAAAAACCATGTCACTCGCTGCCTCGCCAAATTGCTCACGGATTTTCTTTGCAACAAGCTGGGCAGCCGAAACGGCACATTTACCGTCTTTGAACGCCCAAACGTACTTTCTCACTTGCCAATCCCTTGCACTGGCTTTATACTTTGTAGGCAGGTAGTCAAAAAAGCTGAACATGTACTTTCTGCATTGGTTTAACATGGATTCGGTAAAGGTTTTCATATCAGTGGTTTTAGAGTTTTATTCTTGAACCTCGAGCCGAGGTAGTGAGCCTTTTCTTCTGCTCTTCCTTCTCTGAGGTTTTTTTTATTCCGTCGCCTTTCGCTGTCGGTTTGTTTCGCCTTTTTACACTGCCTCAAAAGGTGTTGCCAGCCGTGAAAGACAAGTTTTCACCGTAAAGCCCGGCCTTGAATACTACTCCGAAGGGGTGGAGATTTTTACGTGAACAGCGCCTGAACTTGGCATACGGTAGGCAACATTTACCTTTGCAGTGAAGAAAAGGCGTAACCGGCAGTGAGAGGTGACACCGATATGAATTCCGAAGAGAAGAACAGAAGAGCAGTCAAACAATACATAGCTTTAGCTATACCGCCAGTAGGGAAAGCAATGGGGCGGGTGGGCCGCTGCGTGAACGCTATCTTCAGCCCAGAAAGACTACCGAGTGTCTTTCTACCTTGTTACCCGGGAAATTCCCTGAATTTACCGGGTGCCAGCAGATTGTGAGCCAGTAGATTAGCCAGTAAAAACAGGTTTAAAAAGATGGATTTTCTTTGATTTTCCGCTCTTCAAAAACGAAAACGACACAAAATCAGTCGTTTGCATCCACTAAACACCGCATTTTATGCGGACGTCGGTTTTTTTCCCCTCCACCGCCCTACGCCATAGACCTAATTAGTACCTTTGAAAAAATCGAAATATGTAACGGCACACTCTTCTACACGCACGGTACGCACCATCCCGCGCATAAAAAATCAGCCCCGACAACCATTCACACGGTCGCCAGGGCTTACCCTAAGAAAAAACTAATTAGCTATTGAAACTTACATAGAGGATGTCACGAAGATTTCGTCAGTTACTTGGGGGAAACGCTCACAGCCGATGCACAGTGTATCGAACGCATCCGAGCCGTCCGTTCTCGCCTGAAGCTGGTCTTCTTCTGTCTCTGCCAGCTTTTCACCCCGCTTGTCTTTGCCACCATTATACACGCCTGCAGTCTGAACGGAGATAAGCAGGTCTTCGTTATTCTGCACATTAAAGAAGGGGACAAGTCTGGCCTTCCCGGCAAACATACGATTGAGGAGCAACCATTTCTCGATGTGTTTCATCGGGGGGCCTATGTAGACGGAATTAACTTCCCAACCTCTGTCGATGAAGCAATGTTCAATCACATAGTGAAAGTCTTCATCATTTACTGCATAGTTGGAACCCAGGGCCGTACTGTCGTAATAGAAGTTGACCAGCTTGTTTCGCTGGTGCCGGTAATACTTGCAGAAGTCATCCACCAGGGCCTCGAGCTTGCGCTCATACTTTACCCAGAACGACTTAATCACCTTCAGCCGGTTCCGGTCCGGCTGACCGGCTACCAGCCAGTTGATGTTCGCGTTGAAGTCAAAGGCAATGCAGATGGGTTTGTCCCTGTCAAGGTCGGCGTCCATCAGGCAGGAAGGCTCCTTGATTTTGTCGAATTGATATTCCAGGCTGTCCAGGTAGCTGAAGTCTGTCGCATTGTATTTGTGCCCTTCTGTCATACTGGAGTAGAAGCCGTCTCGACTGATACCGATACGTCGGCAGAGGATGGCCGTCTGAAAGGTAAGTGGAGGAAGGTCACGCTTCATCTGATTAATGAATGCTTCACCCAGCAGCTGCATGTTCTCAATCGTGGAGAACTCGCGGTACAGAACTGCCACAGAGCCCATGCGGCACACGTCACGGTTCAAGGTGCGCAGATAGTCCTTCAGGTACAAAGGAACGGGTTCTGATTTAGCCTGAAGGTCGCGGATGCGTTTCTTCGTCCGCCAAATCTCATGTACTGTCGCCTGGATGACTTCAATCAGTTCCGGGTCGCATTTTTTTTCGTAGTCCAGGAACCAGGAACCTTTTTTCGTCACCGGCATATCGGAGGTAATCAGCATGCCATGGTGGAAGTAGTGATGCCCGAAATACTGCTTGTTACCACGGTTTGCCGGAAGAGTTTCGTCCTTCAGCTGCTCGAAGTCGATGTACTTAGCTTCGTCGATGTCGAGGTAATCAAATGAGAATGAGTTGGAGGTACCGGAGCGGTCCTGGCTGATAATATATCCGATAGAGCCGTTGTATAAAGAAATCACATTCTCCCAGTTGTCGGGCTGGAAGATAGGCTCACCCCATCCCCAGGACTTCGGCGGTTTTTTGCCGATAGTCCAGTGGACATCACGCTTGAATCCCCAGCGTTGCCAGTGGATCAGCATGGAAGGGATGGTGTTGGTGAGGGCACGTTTACAGTTGGCCGCGACAAAACCGGTAATGCTTCCTGGCATGCGCTGCATGTTGCGCAGGTTGATGGCGGCATGAATCGGACCTTTTCCCCAACCACGTCCGGCACAAAGAACGATTGTCTTTGCAGGGGTAAATATGACCTGCTGTTGCGTTTCATGGAAATACTCTCTCATGGTTCAGGCTCCTCCTGTGATTTTTTCGGATTGAAAATATCGTCTTCGTTGAAGTCGGCATCTTCAAACTCGATTTCTTGTACATCCTCATTCATGTACTGCTTTATCTTGTCTGCAATGCGCTGCCGAATGTTCGGTATCGGTTTGATTCCAATAATCGTCGGGTCGCTGTCCGGCTGGAAGGGCTGCACCACAATCTTGTCGTAGCCTAAGTCTTTGGCATCTTCCTTGTCGAGCTGCATGTATTTTGCGTAGTAGTTGTCACAGGCGGCCATCGCCCGGGCATCCTTCATGCGCCTGGCCATCTCGTAACTCTCTTCGTTGCGCTGGATGAATCGGTAGCGATGGTAGTCTTTGGTGGCCTTGTTCAAATCACCCAGCAGATATTTGATGATGCGGATGTCTTCGTAGGCAGCTGACTTCTGTATCTGGTATCGCTTCTGAAGCTCCAGTACGATTTCCTGTTCCCGTATGCGCGGGTATTGGAGCCAGTAATTATACATGTCCCGAAGTCGGAGCAGACGCTGCTGGATGACTTCGGGAATGTTACGCTCTCGCATTTCGTCGACCGAGGCGAAGAGGTTTTCTTTGGCAATATCAATTGTGGCGGGTAATGGCATAGTTATAAGTCTTCGTCGGAATCCATGTCACGGATGTAGGAGCCGACAAGCTGCACCGCCAGCGGACTTCCGGCTTCGGCCAGATCCAGCTCGTTTTGTCGGATCTGTAATGCCCGTTCGGCTTTCCCTTTGCGGTAGGCTATGCTGGCCGGATGGGATTTGTCGGAAATGATTTCTCGCAGACAGCGTTCGTCTACGTCCATCAGGACTGCAATATCCGATACCGGAGTGAGCATCGTGGCAAGTTCCTTGATTCTGTCAATCTGTGCTGAAGTGAATTCCATTGAGGTGTATGCTACGGGTATTAATAATCTCTGAAAACTGGTCTCGTAAGGTAAGAAAGATGTCGGGCTGCCTCGTGATCATCGCACATTCGGTCCGGTTTCCTCGCGTCTGGTTCTGGCTGGTAACGACTGTAACCATCCAGCGGTCGTTCTCGATAAGCAGTACCTTGGAATGATTCTCCGTGAGGTACACATCATCGAATACGGAAGACATAAAGGTGTACAGATTTACAGTCTTCTTGGCTGCCTTCAGGTCGGCCATCAGGACAGAGTGAAGAATCAGCTGCCGTTTTCGGAGGGAGAACAATCTGCGCAAGAACTCCTCGGAAGTAGAGAAGGTGGACACGTAGACTTTAGCCGGGCCAGTCTGTGACAGGATGAACTCGAGGACATCAAAAAGCTGAAGCCGGTTATCCAGGTACGCCTGTAAAGGCACATCGGATAACGGCTTCAGCAATCGAGTAACATGTTTCATGCTTTCAACCCTAATTCACGTAAGGCATTCACCTGGTCTTCTCCTACGTTGTTTCCGGTGGAGATAAGGAAGTCGTATCTCTGCTGTACTTTGGCCAGCAGCTTCTCGTACCTCTCCTGGTCTCCGGATTCCTTCAGCTCTGCCAGTTTCTTCTTGTTGTCTGACAGATAGCCGCGGGCTGCACTGACTTTTTTGGCCATTTCAGCAGGGTCTTCAGGTGATTCACCTTCTGTACCGTCGGCACCCTGAGTGTCCGGATTGAAATGGTCGTACTTGTTCATGTTATCCCGATATCTGGCATCCAGCTCTTCCAGTAGCTTCAGGTATTCGTACCTGTCGCATGGAAGAGCATCCTTCATGGTTTTCAAAGTCTCAAAAGTCTGCTTCAGGCGGAAGTAGATGTCTTTGTTGTCTTCCCACAGCTGACGGATTTCTTCGGGTAGTGAATCATGATCCGCGCGTTTGCCTTTGGCAATGGTCGCCTTCTGCGGCGTGTCGTCGTCGGAACTGATTTCAGGCTGGAAGGTGGCCAGTGTTTCAGCTACGGCCGGAACCAGCTCTTTGTCCATCTTGACCACGTCCTGAATCGTCTTTCGGTCCAGGCGGATGGCCAGATGTTTCTTCAGCTCATATTCAATCTTGCTTGCAAACTTCTGCGGATTGTGGGAAATATTCTGATAAAGGATGCGGTTACGGGTCAGCTTGAGTACCATTTCCGCACCTTTCATCAGGTCACGCTTGGCCGGCTCCGTATTGAGCCAGCCTTGCATGTTTATGGTTAACTGTTCATCTATGTACATAATTGTAGCCTCCTATTATTATCCACCCGGAAGGATTGCGCTACCATCCGCTCCGGAAATGTCGCCATCTTCTGTTTCGATTTTACCTGTGTAGAACGGTGACGGGCAAATGTCCGTACACTGTGCCTCTAGGGTGGTACCAGCAGTACCGGTGTCTCCTTCTCCTGAAGTTTGTGAAATGGTGACTGAAGGGTCAAAAGCTTCAGAACCGACTACGCGGAACTTACCATTCTTCTGCTGACAAAGAAAGATCAATTCATCGATGTTGGCCTGGCGACAGAAACCGGAGGCTTCTTCATCTGTACCTGCGTGAACCAGCGTTGCTTTGTTCAGAATAGTCTTGGAAGGCATTTCACCCTGTGACTCTGCGTTGATGGACGATTTAGTGGTCAGTAATTCTATATACTGCCATTTTTTGTCAGCTGCCAGCACAAAGTCGCCTTCGTATGTGGCTAATGCAGCCATGCTTTCTGCTCCGTCAATAGCAGGAAGAACCGGCCATTTTTTAATCCAACTTTTTGGAATAAAGAACACCTTACGTCTGATACCTGGTGTCGAGGTTTGACCTGGACACCAGGAAAGGGATTCGTACATCCCTTTGCTTGTACAATCTACTGCCATAATTTACCCTCCTATGCCAGCGAGAACCGGAGTTGTACCGTCGATGGTACCCACCAGCAGACGCTCTTTAGAAATTGTTTCAAATTCAGCACCAAAAAACATGGTAGCAACAAAGTCAAGTTTGAATGGATGATGCTTTTCTACCAGAATCGTTTCCTTATCAGCACCATTACCGTAACCAACAAGCATATTACTTTTTGTAGTAAGGTGAATGAAAGCGGAACCGGCTTTGTTAGCCAGAGGAACCAGCTCACATCTATTGTTAGAACTTTCGAGAAACGTCTTCTCAAATGACGTATTATAAGGAACATGGCCAACGGTAGCCTGATAATCGTCTACATAGTTGTCATAAACACCCTGAGGAATAAACAGTTTAGTTTGAGTTTCTCGCAACACAGGGTCGGCAGCACGGTAGAATTCCTTTAAAACATCCACAGCGTTATCTTTGCTGATAGCCTCGATAGTGAACATGTTTTTAAGGTCTGCCGAAATTTTGGAAGCGTCCATTTCTGTCTTTGTGATGGTATCAAAACCATTGAAAAGGTCTTTTGATTTTGTTCCACCATCATTACGTTTAGCTGACCATAAGACAGCATTAAGATTAGCACCGAGTTTAGCAGAAAGAAAAGCAAGGACCTGACGGGTGATGTCGACATTCTTTAAAGCTTCTCCCTTCGAAATCAAGTTTCCATAAACCGTTTGCCACACAGAGTTTGGAGAGAACTTTTTCACTACGCTACCTAAGAAAGTCTCTAATGTACGCGGATTAATGGATACACCATTTTCATCAACACGTCCTTCATCATACGGCCCGAGTTCAATGTCACCATTAACTTCACCTACAGTCTCTTTCCCTATAACACCAGGTCTCTGAGACATGTGCTGCAAAGTTGAAGCCATGGCAAGAACAGGCATCATAAGCAATTCTTTTCTATACTTGACAGCCGACTTGGCAAGCTGTTCATCAGTAATCTGTACGTAACCTTTTGTATCTGCCATATTATAACAATTCTTTTACGTTGTTGAACATTTCTTGTGCTGTGTTTAGCTTTGTGAGGTCATCATCCTCACCTTCGTCACCATTAATGTGAGTGGTGTCTTCACCATCGGTTTTTTTCAGGTTTTCATTCTGCTTCTTCAGTTCCGAAATCTGATTGTCTTTATCAGAAGATTCCTGTTCCAGATTGGTGATGCGGTCATTGAGGGCCTTGACCTGTTCTTCGGTAAGCGTTACCTTACCATCCTTGTCAACTTCCACACCCTCGATTTTCAAGATGGAATTGACTTTCTGATAATCCTTTTTCATTTGTGTTGTTGAATGATTGAGTGGTTTATTTTGTGCCTGTGGAGTATCCGGCTGGTGTCCCTTGAAGAATTTGTTCACGAAATTGTTGAACCAACTGGGGGCTGTTTCTGCTTCCGGACTTTCGGTCTTGTCCTCCATCGCAGGCAATGCCGGAAGATGGAACATGTTGAAGCGGGTCTTCATGGCATCGTCGAAGTTCAGTTTTGAGCCGTCTTCTACGATTTCGTCAATGAATCCGTATTCAAGTGCTTCCTGGGCAGTAAGCCAGCGGCCTTCCTTTAAAATAGGAAGAATGTCGTCCACTCTTTTCTTGCACTTGTTGGCGTAGAGGTTGGCCAGCACCAAGTCCATCTTGTCGTTCTCCAGCTTGTTGGCCTTCAGGTCGTCGATAAGCTGCTGGATCTGGTCGGCGTTGTAGTTGCCCCATGCATCCACCCAGTTGGATACCTTATGAATAAGGTAGAACGCATACTGAGACATGCAGGTTTTCTTGGCACCGGTAGCCAGGATGGTGGCGGCACTCGCCACGTATCCGTAAAGGTAGCAAGTCACGTTACCGTGATCAATGAACTGTTGCCGGATGTCGAGCGCATCGTCCACCGAGCCACCCAGTGAAGAGACACGCACATTGACAGGCTTGTTTTTCAAACCTGACATCTGGCTGCGGACGAAGTTCTTTGAATATCCCCACGGACCGATGTGTGAATCAATACTAATATTATAATCCATGTTGTCGAAAATTAGTCTACGCAATATTATACCTTATATATATTGCATAAAAAGACCTCAATCTAATATGGATAGCATTGGAATGGTGGAAGTTAGGGTCACTGTTATTGTGACTCCGGATTTTCCGGTGTCTGCTGAAGGAAAATTCTCGTCATTTTGGATGATGGGGTAGGGTTTGTCGGCGCAGCCGATCAGGAACTGGGAGCCGGTGATGGTCGTCACCCGGAAACACAGCTTTTTCGAACCAGGCAATAGCTTTGCTGTGCGGAACATGGTGAGTTTGGTGGTGAAAATGCGTTGTTTGTTCTCGATTTTGTCTGAAATCTCGACTGAGCTTAGTCCGATGGTAGAGATTGGACTGAATTGTTGGAACACATTTAGCCAGATACCGCGGTCGGCTATGATGTCTGAGTGCTGAAGGTGATAGGCTTCGATGCATTCAACCTTTTTTATGTTTTGAATCAAATGTACCATATTTTCGTGATTAGATTATGGGTGTTCGATGTTGTGCGGGTCTGTACAAAAACGGCTTACTCATCCGAGCGTTTTCGAGTTAAAGAACCTAAAAAAATGCCTCTCCGACTATAATTTGTTCTCATGCGGTAGAATTTCTGTCGGACAGTCTCCGAGTAGTCGTCATCGATACCGTGCATTTCACACCAGGCGGCGATGGTCTTGTTCAGGCCGCAGTTCCGGCGAGTCAGGTCGCTCATCTCGTTCCACAGGTTCGCTCGGAATAGGTCTTCGATAGTCTCCTTGACAGCGGCCTTGGCTTTTTTGCCCAGGTAGTTGTAATATTGTGGGGGCTTGGCTTTACTGTCTGGAATGACGATGGCTGTCAGATCATCGGCAGCCATTTCAGGGGAAACCTCCGGGGGGCGCTTCCGGAGGAATCTTCGGATGACAGCGTTCTCGTTGCTTTGTGGAGGAAACACAACGGGATTGCCCAAGCTGTTGTGCAGCCATTGCTTCAGGTAAGGTTCCAGTTTGATGTAAAAAACGATTTCGCTCATAATGAATGAATTATCTATTACAAAGATAATATATATATTACTTTTTAGGCGTTTATATTCTTCTAAAAATCAAAAGTAGTTTCTGAAATATGACACACTTTTTGCCTTCTACACCTTCTACAATTTCTACAGATTCATAATTGTATTGATAATCAATCATTTAAAAGAATTTTTACTTTCTACAATTGTAGAAATCATGTAGAAAATGAAGTCTTTTGTAGAAGGTTTTAACAAAAACGGCATTTTGTAGAATTTTGTAGAAGGTTTGTAGAATAGTTGTAGAATGTATAAACCGTTCATTATTAACATTGTAGAAAGTGTAGAAGGTGTAGAAACCTTTTTTACCTCGTGCGAGTAGGAAGTATCCTGACTCGGACACATAAAAAAGGCGCAGCGTCCTCACGACGCCACGCCTTCTACAACTCTAAAACCATTTACTCAATCTATGTCTTCTTCGGTAGTTTCTCTACCTTCTACCTCTACTTCGAGGTTAATATTGTATGTCTCCCGGATCATGCGGTAATCAAAGCACAGAGCCACATCGGGGGTGGATGTTTTCTTGTAGGATACGCCGCCGGTCGGTGTCGTCTCCATCTTCTGCACCTCGACACCGTGTTGGATGTTCTTGAAGCGAACCGAGTTCTTTTTGCCCATGTATTCCTTTGAGTTCTCCAGGTAATACATTAAAGAACCTTCAGGAAGGATAGAATCGCCTACCTGCTTGCCAAACTTTTTGTACAGCATGAAGATGCGGTTCTTGCGCATCATCAGGATGGGTTTCGGCTCCTGATACACCTGCTCTATCTTTATCAGGCTGCTTTTGAACTTGTTTAGATATTCGATGCGGTAATCTCCCTCGATGAAGATTTCGCCATCCTGTTGCAGGTAGGAAACCACGTTCCAGAAGTTAGCCAGTTCGTTGTTGCTCTTACATTCTGCATTTTGGCGGATTATGCCATCAAGTGTCACTCTGCGAATATCCTGATAAGGGAATGGAATTTCCAGTACCCCTTCGAGGGTTCTGAACGCGGCCAACGGTATGATCCAATTTCGCAAGATACGGTCTTCTACCTTTTCTGCGCCGAGCGCTTCCAGCACATCGGACAGGCAGGTATGATAGTTGCTGATGAACTGCTGTTCCATTCGCGCCCGGTGGCGGAGTATCTGAAGTGTCAGGTGAGTAAGGCCCCTTTTGCGAATCTCCACCAGTTCGTTGTATCGGCGTTTCTCTTCTTCTGTGAACTCAGATTTGGCAAACGTAAGGAAGATGAGTCGGCTGAACAGCGCAATGTCGGCGGTTGCCATCTCCTGGCCGGATAGAATCACTCCGGAATCGACAGCGGTTATCTCCCGTTTCTTGTCCCGGTCCATGTTCATGCGTGACCGGCCGGCACCGTCCCAAAGTCCCTTGAGATATTCCCGTTTGTCGATGTCAATGTTATTCTTGAATTCGTCGATATGTACCAGGGCGTTGGCGCACTGCGCTACCAGGTCGGCCAGTGCCGGGATGGTCGCATTCTGGATGTTGGGTGGAATGTTCTCGATGATAAACAGTGCCATCAGGCTGTGACCGAGTTCTGATTTTCCGGAGCCTTTCGGACCGAATAGGTTTAGGATTGGAAAGCTCTTGGTATATCCGGTGATAATGTCACGAAACAATGTAGCCAGCAGGAAACAGATTCCTACCTTGGCATTGTCACCGAATACCCCTACCAGTTTGGTGAAGTATTCCTTCAGGCTGATGGAAGAGTAGTTCAGGTGCACAAACCGTCGCTCGAACTGGAACAGTTTATCGTCGTCACGGTAAATTAGGCTGGATGCAGGAAGGTAATAGTTCCCTTTTTCGCCCAGGCGGACGATACCGTATTCATCAACCGGATGCCACTCGGTGTCAAACACCCCATTGCCAAACGCATAGAATCCCTTGCGGTTCCATCCCAGCTGGGTAATTTCTACCGCCGTCTCCGTCTGCTCGTACAGGTACATCTTAAGCCGGGTCATTTCCTTTTCTGTGGCTAGCCAGATGTAGTTACCCAATCCTTCGACCTTTTGCTTGAACTTGGACAACGATACCAAGTCTTCCTGCTTCATTTCCACGATTTCTTCTTGGCGGTTCTGGTTCTTGATGCGGTACAGTCGTTTGGGGTTAAGGGAATCCTTGATATGGAACATAGGCAACATCACGAAGTTCGACCATTGGAACTCTTTGCCCTCATTAGTGGAGTAGTAGCAGTTGTTGGACTCAAAGAAACCATACTTGGCCAGCAGGTCGCGGTTGATTGTCTGCGTCTTGTCGGCCTTGGATTCAGAGATTTTCTTTTTCTCCCGGTTGATGGCCGTAATCCATAGGTTCTTATGATTGTAGATTTTCTTCAGCTGCTCCAGGTACATCTGCTCTTTTACTTCGTCACCTACCATTGCCACCATCTTGGCGATTTTGGTGACGGCTGCGCTCTTATCTTCGGTGGTACCGTCGGCCTTGAACGCATACCCGGCATACCAGGTAATGTAGTCCACTTCTTCCAGGTCTCTGAACTTAGTGCGACTGGTGCAGTAAGAATCCGGATCATTCTTTGTGTTGCCTTCCCCACATGGGATTTCCTTCACAGATACGGAGAAACCGCACTCCATTGCCAATTGGCCGGACTTGATTACAGCCGCTATCCCGGTACCGTACTGTTCGCCGGGTTTCACAGCATCCGCGTCCGGGAGGAAACAGAGGGAAGTAGCGTATCTTTTAATCTGGTAGAACTGTTTCTTTGTCCAAGCGGCACCCAGTGAGGCGATGGTGTTGTTGATTCCGATGGACTGAAGGCGCATCACGTCGGGTGCGCCCTCTACACAGTAGAACTTCTCTTCTTTGGCCGCTTGCCGGATGGCATTGTCTATACCAAATATGCTGTCTGACTTGTCGTAGATGTCGCTTTGGCAGGAGTTCAGGTATTTGGGGGTACCGTCCACTTCGCTCATGTCACGGGCTGTCCAGCCGATGATGTTCCGGAACCGGTCGCGGATGGGTATCATGATGCGGTCACGATAGAAGTCATAGTATCCGTCACCTTCCTTACGTTTCCGGATCAGTCCGCACTCCACCATCAGGTCTGCCGAGTATCCAGCCTTGATGGCTGCTTCTGAGAAAGCTGACCAGGAAGGGAGTGCGTAGCCGATACCTTGTTCCTGAGGGTATTGTTCGCCCCATCGCTGTTTGATTTTTGCCCGGGCTGCGTCAGCTTCCGGTTTTTTGAGATTATGAAGAAAGAACTGGGAAGCAAACTCGTTGATGGCAAACATAGACGCGCGTTTCCGGGCCTCCTTTATCTCTTCCGGATTCTTCTGCTCTTTTTTATCCTCAATCTCGATACCGTATTTGTCAGCCAGCCAGTGGCACGCTTCGGGAAAATTCATGTTATTGATTTTCTCGACAAACTTAATGACGTTCCCGCCTTCGTGGCAGGCTCCGAAGCAGTACCATAGACCGCGTGCTTGGTCCACCATGAAGGAAGGGGTGTCTTCTTGGTGGAATGGGCAACAAGCCTTATACCGTACCCCGGCGCGTTGTAGTTGGACGAACTGTCCGACCACGTCGACAATATCCGCACGGTCGAGGATCTTTTCTATGTCTGAGTTAGAAATCATGTTTTAGAGTGTTTTGGGTACCGGCAAATATCATGTATTTGCCAGGTAAATAAAAGATAGATTAGAAGTGTATGTCGTGATCACGCAGACGGGTGTTGTTGTTGATGTTGTAACACCGGCCGAAGCCGTCCCATCGCACCCGCTTTCGTCGCTCGGAATTTTTGATGATTCCGTTGCTTAGCGACTTGCGGCTGATAATGATGTAGCCGGTCACTTTGCGCACCAGCATGTCGGAGGTATAATAGACATGCTCAATCTGTTTTGTATGGAAGACGGATTCCCATTCTTCCATCCTGTGTAGTTTCATGTTTCCCATAATGCCACTATCTAATCTGTATAACAACTCTTATTTTTACTGAAATCTGATTTTATAAGTACCCACATGTTGCCTTAATTCAGAATTGAGATTTAAATATTTAATTGACACAAACATTCGGAGATACCGTAGTGATTTTGTATCACCTCCATAGTTCTTGCATAGTCTCATATATTTCCGAGCATGAAATTTTTGCATCCTTCTACGTTTAATCAGGTGTAGTTTGTTCAGTTTTACTATATCTTTTTTCTTTGTCATCATTCAATTATCTTTTAAGGTTATATGTACATCCACAAAGCAACCACCGAGGCCGGATAAAGCGTTGGGATGAGTATAAGTTACTGTGACAAGGGTTTGTCCTAGGAACGTCTCAACCTTGTCTATAACGGCTTCCATTGGTTTGCCCAAGCCTGTGGCTTCGGCGGATACCATGACTTTATCTCCTTGTTTCATATGTTAAATTTACTCTGTATCCATTTCAGCAAGACTTTTATTCTCACCAAGGCCAATTAAAATTCTAGGATGGTAATATTCTACAGTAAATTCAGATACATCATATTTAGGATGATCCTCAATTTTTACGATACGTAAACAATTTTCCGGATAACATGCTTCTATTCTTTTTTTCAATTTATCGGTTGCCTTTTTAGAACAGTAAAAACTAATTTTTTTCATATTACTATATTTCCATCATTCGTCTTCTAGAATTTTCTTTCCACAAAAAGGGCAGTACTGGTAAGTTAAGTCAATACTGCTTTGACTTTTATAAAAGGTACCATCCTTCTTTTTCTTTCGATATAAAACCTCTATAGAAGGAAGTAAATGTATCTTTCCATTAATAGGCGTAAATACACCTCGTATCATTGCATGGGGGTCACCTGTGGCCTCCCTCACTTTTTCCTTTGCTTGTTCAAAACAATCACATGCCATAATCAATCCTCCTTTTTCTCGAAAACTTTAACTGGGAACCAGTATATTTTACTCTGTTTCTTTGATTCTTCATATACCATTTGTCTGACTTTGAATACCATATCGACATCCCGAAAAGCAGATTGGAATCTTGTTTTCATTGTAGTGGTATCTGTAACCATTACAATAGCTATTAATAAAGTATCTATCATAATTCAAAATTGTTATACCAGGTAATAATTTGACTTGTATTCTTGAGGTTTAGTTTTACCTTAATTGCCTGTATGGTATTGTGCACCGTATGGATTGAGATATATAATCTGTCAGATACTTCCTGCGGGGTAAGTCCTTCGGCTAGTGCGGCTGCTATTTGTAGCTGCCTTACGGTAAGGGCTGATGTACGTTTGGGATTGCATATCACATTTTCATACTGACAGTCACCGGAACCTCTCAGAGGACAATGTACTTGCTCGATATTGATATTCCCGTCGATAAAATCTATCTTTTGGGTATCCAGTTCTCCACAATTACATCGTATGAAGCGATTCACTATTCTGAATTTTTGGTATCTGGAATTTTTGCTTGACTTGGAATAGCATTGTTCAAGTGCGCGGTACGCATCGGAATAACACTCTCGTATAGTATCAAGCAATTCATCCACTACTTCCCGGCTGGATTCTGATAGCCGAGTCGTATAGTTGCCGTCATCACACATCACATAGCCTGATGGCGTGTTGTAGAACTCAACTTGATTTCTCATTTTCTTTTTGAATAAACCTCTCTATCGCTTCTCGTTCAAGTTTGGTCCAGGAGTTGTTTCTCATCTTGTAGAAGAAAGAGGGGTAGGATATTCCGCACAATTCAATCACATCTTGAATGAACTTACTTTTCACTTTACCCGATAGAGATAAATAATAGTTAGATATTACCATTTCTGTTACTTTTTAGATGATTATATTATTTGCTATTGATTTAATTATTAAATTTATAGTGCAAACATAAAGATTTATTGATAATAATCAAAGTTTTATTTATTATATATTCAATATTTATTGATATTTAGAATGACTAAAAATTAAATAATATATGCTTGTACCTCAAAGAATAGTTGAATTAATAGAGAGTAACAGATTAACTAAGAAGGGTTTCTGTGAAAAGGTTGGTATATCTGTGCAAACTCTGGAAAATGTTTTAAGAGGCTCAGATATAGGCTCAAAGAGATTAGAAAAGATAGCATTATTTTTCGGAGTATCAATAGATTACTTCTTTGATAATGAGAAAGTGCCTCATTCAAGTATAGGTCATAGTGTAAATGGTAATGGGAATTTAGTTTCAGGAGATATAAGATTGAACGAGTGTCAAAGAGAAATTGAGCATCTTAAAGAATTATTGTCAGAAAAGGAACGTACAATACAAATTCTATTAAATAAGAATTAA